TGATTGCACCCAGAATCTTACCAGCTGCAATAATAACACGCACATCATAGTCTGTTTTTATATACTCTTGTAAAAGAACATCAACAAACTCATCTTCCCTATGAAGCAACTGTATAGTACTATGAAGAGATTTCAGGCTTTCAACCCAGATAACACCAACACCTCTAGACCCAACAGCAGTCTTTAGAATCATTGGGAACTTATTACCCAATCTTTCTGCTGCATCTTCAGCGCCCTCTGAGTGGCGAACTAAAACTGTGTCTGGTGTACGAATATCGTTCTGTTGAAAGACAATCTGATTGTACCATTTATCGTTACAAATATCATGGCAGATAACAGGATTAATAAGAGTGTATCCTTGTTTCTCCAAATTTAAACAAGCAACTCTCCAAGACAAATTACCTGTCTTAACTGTAGAACCAATACCCCTAGCCATGACCAATGTATTTTCTGGGTTTATAGTAAAGGGTTTATCATACTCAGCATCGTCTTTCATGCCAGGAAGTTCTACCTTACCGTCATCATCCACAGGAAAAGAATATATTAATTGATCTTTACCCTTATCTTCCATATACATTCCAGAAAACTCAGCAAGATACACTTCTATACCCAATTCAGATGCTTTCTTACGAACCATTGGCCCAGTTTCATTTGGATCAAACGGATCATCATGTGACAGAATCAATAACTTGTATGGTTCTTCTTTTGCCTCTGTGATGAATGACTTGAACTTTTCCATTAGACTTCTTTTTTCTTTCCAATGTTGTATTTAGTTTCTAGTATCCAATCATTCTTCTCTGCATAAGACAGAACTTTAATCTGACTAAGGGGAGCAACTTCTCCAAGCTCACCAATAATGTCAACCAATCCCCAATCAAGCAACAGTTTTGCAATCGTATTCCTACGAGAAATGTCATTGGTAGATAGATTTGTGTTCTTACCATCAAGAGCAAACAGCTCCTTGAAGTGTACAATAAAGTACCTACCCTGCTTGTGCAGAATATGGCATGACTGATATAGTTTCTTTTCTTTGCGAGATGCTACCCCAATTCGCGATAGTGTCTCACGAACTTTAAGAAAGTCATCAGGTTCTTTCAAACCGATTTCTAACATCTGCTCCTGTGTCCAATTAATATCTTCCATTTTTCCCACCTTTATATAATCTTTTTCTTATAGTGGCGAGTTGATCCTCAGACAATATATCAAGAGCAGCCTTAGCCTTTACATTACTATACCCATAGAACTCTTTAACATACTCTAGATTCTCTAATTTCGTCGCCTTCAACCACGGGGTAAATCTCTTCCTTGGCCTCAGACTATTTATCAAAAAATCAAACTGTAGTTTCTTATCTACATTTGGTAGTTGGTTGATCTCATTCACCAACATGACGGTATCAGGAAATGCACCGACACACTTGTTGACAATGAACGGAGGATACTTTCGTTCCCATTCCTCATCTTCACCGTCCATCAAAGGTTCTTTTGTCTGATTTACAGCCTTGAGATAATCCTTCAACTCATACATTACGATTACACTTAAATACGATTACACTCCTCAACTCATAACACTCACGGGTCACGGGCATGGCCATGTGTTGTAGATGTGCATCAAATATAACTAAACTGTTGCCAACATAAGGAATGAGTTCTCCATCGACAAGAGTACCGCCGCCCCACTCAGGTTTCCAATCCATTCGTGGATAGTAAATCATCGTAAAGTCGCCATCATCACTATGAAGAACAGGTTCAATTCCATGCGTGTGTGCATTTAAATAGATGCGTTTGTATGTATCAATACTATAAGTTTTTTTAAAGTCATACTTATGCATTGCAGAAGTCCAAATAGGCATCACCCACTGAAAACCATTTGCAATTATTTGTGTGGAATTGTGGCCACAAAGGCGATGCCAATGTGTACTGGGGTGTGCGTCTTTTCCCGTACCTCTAGAGGGATAATCAAATTTCCACTGAACATTTTTCATTTCGGAATCAATCAATTCTGCAACATGTTCCTCTACCACATCGTCATATATTTTAATCATTTGAACTTTTAATTCATACATTACGATTGCACTTAAATACGATTACTGATCTTAGTTCATAACATTCCCTAGTGACCGGCATGGCCATATGTGGTAGGTGTGCATCAAAGATAACAAGACTATTACCGACATAAGGAACGAGTTCTCCATCAATTAGAGTGCCGCCACCCCACTCAGGTTTCCAATCCATTCGAGGATAGTAAATCATTGTAAAGTCGCCATCATCCGTATGCATCACAGGTTCAATACCATGCGTGTGAGCATTCATATAGATGCGTTCATAACCTGTAATATTAAAATTCTTTTTGAATTCATATTTAAACATTGCAGAAGTCCAGATAGGCATCACCCACTCAAAACCATTTGCAATTGTTTGTTGTCCACTCTTTCCACAAAGACGATGCCAATGTCGAGATTGATGATTCTTATTTGAAGCATAATCGAATTTCCAAAGAACATTTTTCATCTCAGAAGTAATCAATTCTGCAACATGATCCTCTACCACATCATCATATATTTTAATCATTTGAACTTTGTCCTTCCCATAATCTCAGTAAGACAGGCCATCATATTGATTTCCAGATCAGCAACAAACGCCGCTTTATATTGATACTCACCCAACGCCACGACAACATGAGGGATGCTACTAGGGTCAACATAGTCATATAGATTATCATAAACAGCACGAAACAACTTATCTGAATCATTATCCAGATTATCGACAACCCATTTACGAACATTGGTGAACTCCTTCTTCTTCATCATGACCATCAGTTCTTTGATATTCTTGTCACCAAGGTTTACCAGAATACCAGCATCAATCTCACCAACAACAGAATACCGTTGCAGTTCATTCAGAACCTTGCGCCAATCTGGAAAGTGAGTATTTATGAGTTCTGCAACAACCTTCTCATTGAACTTGATTTCATTCTCATTGAGAATTTGAATAGACCGATTGAAGAATTGAGTTGCAAGTTTATTCTTCTCTGCTTTAGGAATCACAAAGTCAATCACACTACAACGAGATTGCAGTGCAGGGATAATGCGGTTCTTGTAATTACAGGTTAGAATGAATCCACAGTTCTTGTGAAATTCTTCCATGAAACCACGAAGGGCTGGTTGCGTTGACTGTGGATTTAGATAGTCTGCCTCATCAAGAATGAGATACTTCTTACCACCTTCAAGTGATACAGTAGACGCAAAGTTCTTTATCTTGGTTCTGAGAACGTCAATACCTGACTCCTCTGAACCGTTGATAAACATGTAGGTAGCACCAATCTGATCCAGCATGGCACGGGCGGCAGTAGTCTTACCAACGCCCGGACCACCTGAGAAAATCAGATTGGGTAGTGTTTCCTTGTCAACAAAAGATTGCAAGGAAGTTTTTAGAGACTTAGGAAGTACGCATGACTTGATGTCCCGTGGCCGATATTCTTCGACCCACAAAAATTGTTCCATAATATAAATTCCTCAAATTAGACATTGTAAGAAGATTCGGGTTCCAATGCAATCCAATACTGCACACCAAGTTTAGTGTGGGTAAAGTGACTAATCTTTTTAGAGGACACTTCAACATCATATGCACCGGGAATAAGTTTTAGGTTCTCAACCTTGAACCAGAACTTATAGTCAGCAGAAACATCACCAACATCCAGAGATGTCTCGTATGCGTTTGCAGTGCTGTTCTTCTTGTCAGTAACCATCAACTTACCACCAGCAAGTGCCATGTCGGGAACACCGATAACAGCAGCAGCCTTTGTGATTTCGTTGAGTGTATCACTCGACAGGTTGAACGTCAATTCAGTCGAGGGCATCGAAATCTCTTTAGATGGAGTCGTCACCACGGATGGATCAGAGTACCAATACTTGAGAGACTTCGATGTACCCTCTTCTGTAATAATAACAAAGTCATTACCAAACTCTAAATCGGGTTTACCGAATAGAGAGAGTGCCGATAGGAACTCATTCAAATCATAGATAGCAAAGGGTGTTGTGAATTCTTCAGCAACATCTGCCTTTGCAACAATGTTCTTCATTGCAGACATGGTGGAAAGACTAGACCCTGCCTTCACCATAAGGTTAGCGTTAATCGTAGAGAAGTTTTTCAATACGGAGATAGTTTCAGTAGATAGTTTCATTATTTTTCACTTTCAAGTTCATTAA